ATAAATCTTTTAAAGAAAGAATATCAGAAAAAGCAGATTATTTAAGCTCTGAATTCTCAGGTAAAAAAACTTCCGAACCCAAATCAGAACCAAAAAAAGAAGAAAAGAAAACCGGTTCAGCACAGGAAAAATATGATAGTTTAAAACAGAGTATTGCCGATTTTGAAGAAGAAACAAACAAATCAGATTATGATTCTGAGCAAGAATGGAAAGACTCATTAAAAAGATTAGCTGAAGATACAAAAGATTTAATAAAAGATATTAAATCAAAAAAAGGAGCTTTTGATAAAGGAAGTGGAACTTATTCAAGATTACAGCGTTCAAGAGAATTTTTGAAAAATATTGAGGATTATGAAAAAAATAAAAAAGAATTAGCAGATACAAAAGAAGAATTACTTGGCCCGAAAATGTTCAAAGCCCTATCAAATCTCAGAGAAGAGTTAATGTTTAAAGCTCAGACTACAAAATATATTAAGAGAATACCTAATCCAAAAGGTAAGGGATATATATATTTTTACACTCCCGAACAGGTGAAGGCTTATCAGAAAGATGGAACTATACCGGATCAGCAGAAAAAACCTGAAGTTAAGACAGATCCAGGCGGTAAAACCAATATAGAAAAGCTTAAAGAAGTGACTAAAAAAGTAGCTACTATATTTGCAGATGCTTTGTCTGCTAAAGATGCGGTTAAGGCAACGGGTGCAGCAGTTGAACAGACCGGTGAAAATGTAGCGGATAAAGCTAAAGAGAAAAAAAGACTTGAAAAACAAAGAGACATAATAAAGGATAAAAAAAAGCCAGAAAGTAAACCGGAGGAAAAACCGAAAAAATGAATGAAATAATCATAGAGAACGGACAAAAACGCAAATGCCCTTTTTGTAATGCCATATATGCGATAGAAAATGAGACAGAAATTCTCTATCGTGCTGTTTCTCTTGTTTACATGGATAAGGCAAAATCTATTACGGAAATCAAATGCAAACAATGTAAAAACACTGTAGCTATAGACGATAAAGGTATAGCTAAAATTAAGACTTGACAGATTTTTAATTTTAGATTTAAGATGTAAAATATTTATGTAAGCATAAACAAAACAATCCAGCCGTTATAAGGAAGATGTTTATACACTGAATCATTGAGGGGTATAATGTTTTTCCAGATTAACGGCTTATCAATTACAAACCTCCGAAAAGCAAGTGACGACAGCCTTGTTATTGTTGATATTATAGCCAACCATCTTACCGAAGATAGTGACGGTGAAACTGTTCTCAAAGAAGCTTTTTCCCCCGATGTAGTAAATGACTTCATTAATTCAGGTGTCATAAATTTTTGGCATGATGATAAAAATCCTGCACTTACAAAAAAAGAACAAATGGATGCTCTTATAGGTAAGCCCATAGCTTTTAGATGGGAAAATGGAAAACCCGTTGTAACCGCACAACTCACTAAATCACATCAACTTGTACAAGGTATGTTGCCCCACCTTGAAGCTAATAATCCTGTTTACGCTGGTAGTATTGACGGCAGTAAAATGGTTATGCAGGTCAGGGACAGTGAAGGAAATGAAAAGCGTATAATACCTAAAATCAAATGGTCAGGGCTTGCTATAGCTCCATGTAATTCAGTTATAAATCGTGAACCAGGAGTAAATGTTAAATTACTTCAAAAGGCTAATGATATTATAGCTGAATTTAATGATATTACAAGTTTCAATCTTATGTCTGGACAGATATTCAGTCAGGAAACTGAACTTAGAAAAGCCCTCGCTGCGCCTATGAATGCAGGTGAAATGTATTCTGAACCTGGAGGAGTTGTTACAAAACAGGATCTTGAAAAAGGTATAGCTTCTCTGACTTTTAATGAAGACGAAGCTTGTAAGCTTGTAGATACTATTATAGGCATAAAAACCGGAACTATACCTATGACAATTAATGAGTATAAAGCTCATTTTAAAACAGATGAAGAATTTGCTGATAAGTCTTATCGGCTGTTCGATAAATATTTCAAAAAAAACAACAAGGAGCAATCGTAACATGATAACAAAAGAAGAATTGTTACAGAAAGGAATTGATGCTTCTGAAGTCGATAAGATAATTTCGGCATTAGAAGCACAAACAGAAGATTCCTCTCCCCTTGAAGCTCTAAACAAGGCTCTTAATGATAATCCTGAAATGGATTCTCTTTTTAAAGCCAAAAAGGGAGAGGGTGACGAGGATGAGGATGATGAAGAAGACGGCGAAGAGTACGATGAAAAATTCATGAAAAAAATGAAAAAGTACATGAAGTCGAAAGGTAAGCATGAAGAACCGGATGGAGATGAAGGTCCAATGTTCGGAAAAGAAATGAAAAAAGCCATTGATGATATCAGCGGTGCAGATGGTGGCGTTGTTGAAATGGCTGATCTTGCTCCTGTACTGAATTCTATGGTTGAAACTGTTCAGGACATGGCAAAAGCTCTTTCAGGTCTGGAGCGTAGAATCGAAGTTATTTCCGGTCAAAACGCAGAATCTTATAGCTTGCTTACCAAAGCTGCTGCGGTAACTGCTGAAACTGCAGAAATTGTCAGTGGGATAGGTAATACTTCCGCTGGACGTAAAGGTGTTATTGTAGCTGATATGAAAAAAGCTCAGGAAGCTGTACAACCTGAACCTAAAGTTATATGGGCTGCTCTTACAAAAGCATTAAATTCAGGGAATATTAAAGCCGGAGAAATCGGCTCTAAATATGAAAGTTCAGGAAGGAGATTTAACATGCTCAATCCTGCAGAACAGAATTTTGTAAAAGAACTTATTAAGGAGGCTAACTAATGGATGAACTATATATGTTAGCGGATTCAGACATGGGTATAGGCTCTATGTCTCAGCTTGAAGCTCTCAGTAAGGCACTTTCAGCCCCTGCGAGTTCGGATGATCTGTATAATACGCCTGGTGGTTCTCTCACCATGCAGAGTCTGGAGATGATGCTTGCAACTCTTACACTTCAGGCTACGGACTTCACACTATGGCAGGATATGAATAAGATGAAAGCTTATTCTACTGTTGAAGAGTACAATCAGCAAATCGGTCTTGGCTTTTCAGATGGCGGATTTACTGACCAATTCAGCAATCCATCTTTCCAGGATGCTGATTTTATCAAACAAATCTCAATCGTTAAGTTTATGCGTGAGGGATGGAAAGTCGGTGATGTTCAGGAAGCAACAAGAACAACTATTGATGTAAGGACCAGACAGCAACAGGCTGCTATGGGTAGACTTTTAAGAAACCTTGACCGTGCGCTTTATAACGGTAACTCTGCATGGATTCCTGAGTCTATAGATGGTCTTTCTAAAACAATTGCTGCTTCTTCTTCTGAGCAGATTTTTGACATGAGAGGCGGAAACGTCACTATGGGGACTTTCAATCTTGTAGGTCAGCTTATTACCGAAGGTAATGGAAATGCTGAAAATTCCAAGATTTATGTTTCTCCAGCCGGTGTTCAGAATCTAAGCACTATTGTTGAAGACGGTACTACTAACGCTAACAATAGAAAGATAATAAAGTCAGGTGATGGCAATATTACTATCGGTGGAAAAATAAGCGGTATCATGACTGCTTTTGGTGAAATGAAACCAAGAATGGATAAAATACTTGGTCTTGAATTTGAAGCCCAGGGCGTTCCTAAATATTATAACAATAACACATCTACATGGGTAGAAGGTGCAACTTCTGATAAAGCTCCTTCAGCTCCTGCAATTGCTCTTACAGTAAATGCTGCGCCTGTAACCGGATCTAAATTCAGTGCAGGTACAACCAGACCTTCTGGCGTTGCTTATTCTTATAGAGTAAGTGCAAGGAATAAATATGGTCGTTCTGTAGCTTGTGCAGCCGTTACGGCAGGTTCTACAGTTGCAGCCGGTGGTTCTATAAGTATAGCCATTACTCCTGCTCCTGGTGATGCTGGTGACAAAGTTCCTACATGTTTTGTAATCTATTCTAAGAAAACAGAAGATGCGAACAATGATTATAGATATATGGACACTATTGCTGCTGATACAACCAATCCTCTTGCTGCCGTAACATATGAAGATAAAAACCTTTATATACCTGGTACAGCAAGAATGTTTGTAATTGATCAGACTACACAGGGAGAAAGCAGAGTTCTTTCTTATGCACAGCTTCTGCCTATTCACAATACTGATCTTGCAAAAGTTGGTCCATACAGTCAGGGACTTATTAACCTGTACGGTACTATGAAATATTACAAGCCAAATGTACTTGTAGAAATCAGAAATATCGGTGTAACTCAGACTAACGGAAATCTTTTCAATACAGTATAAGGTAAGGTAAATCATGGCTTTTAATATATATCAACCTAAATCAAATGCTCCTGTGCGTGTTAACGCACAGGACATGATTAGAAATCAGAAAATTTTAAATGGCACTAATCCTGAACTTGAAGCGGAGAGAGGTATATTTTTTCTTGATACTTTAATTGTAAGTTCTGGTGTTGAAATAACTGATTGGGATGGAAATTCCATAGGTTCAGGTATAACAAGTTTTCAGCTAAACAATAATCATATAAGACTTGATGGTGGTATAAAAATTACCGGAGCTGTGATTATGGCTAAAGGTTATGTTATACAGGGTGTAATAGAATCATGATTTTAACTGTAGAAGAAAGAATTCAATGTCAATATCTTTTACCGGTTCAAGGTAATGTAAAAAGTCTTGAACTGGTAGATTCTATAACAAAAAAACTCAATGTTAAAGACGAAAAAGAGAAAGAAAGAGAGTTTATATTTGAAATAGAAGAAATACAGTTTTTACAGAATTGTATTACATATCTAGATCAGGCTAATAAACTTAATTTCGGTTCTCTTTCAGTAATAAGAAAAATTATGGAGGAAATAATATGACAGGCCCTAAAAGTTCGTTTGATGTAAGCCAGGGAAGCCCTTCTCTTGATGCTTTGCAGTATATTCAGGGACAATTAACTCCTTCGGTAATAGATTCTCTTCCAAGAGTATGCAAGACTACTGTTAGTGGTAGTGCAGGAGTAGAAGCAGATATACCGATGGGTGCAGAAATAATTGGAACTACAGTAATATGTAAGAAAACCAATGGTTCAGGTACGATGACTGTTAAAACTGGTGCAGATACACCAGTTGCTATAACCGATGCAATTACTTGTGATACCGACAAAGGTGTTGATTATGCAGCAACTATTGACGATGCTTATAATATCGTAGGAGCTGATGGAGTAAAGATTTTTGGTAACGGTGCTGCCGACTATGGCGATGTTTATATCACTTATCTCAAAGGATAAAATATGACTTGCAGTAATTTAATCGGTTTTGCTTTTGATAACCCAGATATTGATAATTCTTACCATGCCCCCAAATGGGGGCTTTTGGTAAGTCCTCATGAACTCAGGTATGATGAACTTTTTGGAAATCCATTAATTGCCGAAGCCGATTCATTTACTTTCACCGATGAACAGCTTAAAGATTATGCCAGAACCGCTATTGCATGGCTTGAACGTGAACTTAATATTGATATATTACCCAGGCTTATAAGATACAGAGATGATATTGACGGTAACGGAAACGAAATAGCAAGAACTGATATTGATGATAGTGCATATTTAAGCACACTTCGAACCGGAAAACAAAAAAATAATCTCTATATTAGAGAAGCCGGATATGGATATAAAATAATCCAGGCAAGGCACGAAGCCAGAATTAAATTAAGACGAAGACCTGTTAGAGAAGTTCTTACTGCAAAATTCAGGACTCCTTATGTAGGGACTACTGTAATAGATCTTATGCCTTATCGTATGCTTAAAAAAGACTTTACCGGTGTACTAAATTTCAGACCTAACCGTACACCGCTAAAAACTCTAGGTTGGGATCAGATATGGCAGACATATTTACTTGCTCCCTATCTCAGAGATTTACAGGATATATTTTTAATAGATTATACAACTGGTTATGCAAATGCTGAAGATGTACCGGATGAATTAAGATTTATCATAAAAAGAATAGCAGCTTGTACACTTATGGCAACATATGGTGACGGTAAAATGAGTTCTATAGCAAGCCGAAGCGTAAATCTTAATAGCGTTTCTGAGTCAATCAGTACTACAATGAGTGCGACTTCAGCAGCTTTTGGAGCGAGAATACTTCAGTATCAAAAAGAAATAAAAACATGGCTTGCAACTAACAGACAAAAATACAGCAGAACAAGTATAGGAGTCTTATGATAACTCAAAGTTTTAAAAACGGAGAAACTGAGATAAGATTTGAAAGCGCAGAAAGTATAGAGGATGCTAAAAAAAACAGCTTTCCCGATGGCATGTATTCCCGTTTTTTTATTAACAATAAACCTGTTCAAAATTACCAGGCATTGATCCGGCATATTGTAGATGAAACCAGGAGAACAGGCCAGAGATTTATACCTCCGACACCTGAAGCTCTAAAAAATTTACAAAAAGAAATTATTAAAAAACAAAACGAATCTATTCGAAGCCAAATCCTACAGCTTCAAACTCAATATAAACAACAAGGTGCACCCGAATATTTGTTAAAACAATTAGATGAAGCAATGAATAAGCTTGATATAACCGGTATAAGGGTAGTTGAGTAAATGGGACAAAATCTTAATGTAGGACAGGATAATAGCTTAGTAGTTTACGGTAATCCCGAAAGCTTTAAAAAGCTGATTAAAAATCATGGTCAGCTATGTAAAATTAAGCAAGCTATTTTATGTCCTTGTGTTACTGCAAATAGCGGAAGTGCTGATATGCACTGTACAATTTGTAAGGGTACGGGTTTTGTATATAGCTATCAAAGAAGATTTATGGTAGCAGATGAACAGAGTCAGGTTAATTGTGATGTTACTGAAGTTAATCCTTACTATATTCCAGTCCTTGAAGTATCAAAAGTGGAGAGAGTAACGAGTGCAATTCAGGGCGGAATTCAAACAATGCCTGTTAAAAGTTTTAATGAAACTACTATTTTTGTAGAAAATAATATAAATGCACGATATTACGATAAAATGAGAGTTACTTATTTTTTTGATGGCTGGACTAAGGTTGAAGGTGATATTTTAACTGTAAACGAAGATCATGGTTTAATGTTTCCTACACAAACTTTTTTTAACGCAGGTTATCAAAGCAGTAATCCTTTACAAGCTGAAGCAGATATTACTCAAATAAACAGAGTTTATAATATATTTACCGGTGTAGAAATTACTGAATATACCAGATTAGGAAATGCGATAAAAACAAAAGAGCCTATTGTTTCCGGACAAATGGCAGCCGATTATTATTATGCGGATCTTACTCAAATTATTACCGCAGATTTAAAAATGAAAGATGAGAATGAAGTCTGGTCATATGATATGACTTCCGGAAATTTAAGACTTGCTTTGTTTCCGTGGTGGAATGTCGCTAAAGGAGATATTGTTGTAATTGCTGCAGATGCTCAGTTTAAAACAGAGCTTTTTGTTCATAGAGGTGATCTTGATCAGCTTTTTCAAATGGAAATTGTAGAGCTTAATGATGTTTGTATCGACAGTGATGGCAATACATATTATAGAGATATAGATTATATTCTTGTAGGCAATAGATATGTTTCATGGATATCTGACAATAAACCCAAAGACGAAAAAACAGTTTCTCTAAGATACGGCTTTAAACCAGCGTTCATCTGTTTTGAGGACCAGCCTGAGCGCAATAATCTTGAAAACAAAAAGTACCCCACAATTATTTATGTAAAGGCTTGGACTAAAACGAATAAAGACGATATTACTAAGCTTTTAACGGCGGTACAATGACAATTATAGCCAAATACAGTGATTATTCGGTTCAGAGTATTGAATATTTTATAGATGCGATTAGAGATGAATTAGCATTAAGAGATATTCCAGGTCTGACTAGTAATACAATACAGAAAATAAATGTGACAAAACAACATCCGCTTGTAACACTCATGGATAGTGCAATTAATCCGAATAAAAATCTTGATGATACCCGTTCAAGTATTATACCGGCAATAAGTGTAACTCCAGGGAATTTAGCTGAAGAAGCTGCAACTTTAGGTAAATCATATCAGCCTCTAACTGTTACTGATACATGGATAGATGAATTTAGAGAAATTGCAAATAAATCACAAAAAAATATATTAGCTGATGGACTTATTACAAAATCCCAAGCTGAAGCTATAATTGTAGCATATAGAAAAAATACTGGAATTATGAGATGTCAAAAACATATGTGGGGATGGAACGAAGAAATAAATATAAGCCTTTGGTCTGATACTCCTGATGTTGATGTTGTTATTGCCACGCTTGTTGACAGCATACTTGCTGAAATTGTAACAGGCACAGTCGGTGACAATTCCGCTTTAAAAAATATGAAATATAGAGTAACTAAAGGTCTAACTAATTTTAATTTTGGTCGTGTACTTTTTGGTACAGAATATAACTTGACATTTTTTAATACATATCATAATTATACGATATACACCGAAGATCATCTTTCAGGACACGATCTACAAGGTACATTCAAAATCCCAGGGAGTACGGAAACATGGCAACCAACGACAGAATGACCTTAGACGAATATCTCTCTAATTATTCTGATAAAAGAAGAATTGATAATGTAATAAAACAATGGTTTGTTTCCAGAAACGGTGCAAAATATTGTATAAAATCTAAAAAAGAATGGGATAAAGAAATAAAAGATTTTTATTCTATGACTGAAAAAAAATAGTAAGAGGTATAAGTTATGGCAGTATATTATGATTTTGCCGGACAGAAGATTATAAAACCTGGTTCATATACTAAAAGATCTTTTCCTGCAGAGCAGGGGTTAGGTAATTTAACCGGTCGTGTTATTATAATGGGGGAAGCTACAAAAGGGGGAGTTCCTTTTGATGCGTATGATGAAATTGAAGATGTAATAAATACTGTCAATGGTCAGGCGCAGGCATTGAATGTTTTTGGTGGCGGTCCACTTTATTATGCAACTGAATTTTTCCTCACACCTACAAAAGATGCAAGATTCAATACTCCTTCAAAAGCTGATTGTATCGTAGTTAATCAAATGACTCAGGCTAGCGGAGTATTGCTTAACAGTGCTGCTGAAATTATAGATTTGAAGTTTAATAAATTCGGAACAGATGGAAATCAGGCTGCAGTTAAAATAAGTGCAGGCTCAGTCAACGGAAAACTTGTTCAGCTTCTTTATAAAGGATCTGAGGTATTAAACAAAGATAATGTTAATATACCTATGATGAGCATTCAATATTCCGGTGTAAGTGATTCGGCATTACTCTCAATATCTGCTACAAAAATAACTACAGTATGTTCAGGAGCTGTAGGCGACAACCTTGATATTACACTCTCTGAGTATGAAGATCTTGGCAGTCTTGTTAATTATATCAATAGCAAAACCGCATATACTTGTAATTTAACCGGTAAAAGTGATGAAACAGCTCAAATATTTGATATAGTTTCATCTCAGGACATAGTAAGTGCTGCATATGCTTGTAACGCTATTGTCGAAGCATTGATCAGAACTATAACCGGAAGTGAATCTTTTACAGCTACATTGCATAGTGGAGCTACAAGACTTGTTCCCGATAATCTCAGTAATTATTTATTTCTTGCCGGTGGGACTGTAAGTGCAGCAACTACACAGAACTGGACAGATGCTCTGGAAAAACTTGAAAAGTATGATGTAAACTGCCTGGTAATTGCAAGTGGTTCAGCAACTATTAAAGCCCTTGTGAACGCTCACTTGACTAAAATGAATGGTATGACTGTTAAAAAATACAGACAGGGTATAAGCGGAGCAAGTACAGTTGAAAATACAAAAGCGGCAAGAATCGCAGAAATGAAAGGTATTAACAGTGCATATTTCGAGTATTGCGTAAGCCCTTTTAAGAGATACGATTATGTAAATAAAGTTGTACCTACTACTGATTTTGAAGCATTTTATCTTGGTGCTATGATAGCAGGACTCAGATATGCTAATAATGTCGGTATGGATGTTGTTTTTAAATATCTTGATGTTCTTTCTACTCCGGAAATCAAAGAAGAAGATCAAAATGATTATGCTGAAGCCGGTGCAACTCTGATTCAGAAGACTAACAATGTTTTTAACGGTACTCAAAATTTTGAGATACTTATAAATAATACTACTTATCAGGGAAGTCAGGTTACAAGAACTAATCCTGCAGTGGTTTATGAAATAAATGTTCTGACAAAATTTTATGAAGAATATATCATTGAACAATTACGAGCATTGGATTCAGTGGCAAATTCTGTTATTATTGCAACTATTCAGAACAGAATAACCACTTATCTTTTTCCAATACTATTCAGGGATTCTTATAAGTGGATTACAGATTATACAGATCCGGACACTGGAGCAGTTCAGCCAGCGTTTTCAAATGTAGTATTCAGACAGGAAGGAGAGCAGTTTATAACAGAAGCAGTATTTACGATGTCTGTAACACCTAGATTTGCTTTTAACTTTTTTACATTTATTACACCAGGACAATACGTTTAAGGAGGCAGTATATGGCTTTTAGAAATGGCGGTGAACCACAAGGACCGGTCGGATCAGGTATAGACTGTTTCCTTATGCAGGATAATACAATACTTGGATATTCAACAGAAATGAATGTTAATGAAGATTATATGCTTGATGGCGTTCAGAGTCTGGGTTATTATGGATATAGAGACTTGCTTTCTCTGGGGTATAATTGTGACTTTGATTTAGGAACTTTTTTACTCAGAGGCACAGATGTAGCAGGCTCAGTTTCTATGCCTGGTTGGCAGCCCGATGGAAATAACAACATAAACAGCGCAGGCTTATTTACATTTACTGCACTCGATATTCACACACTCACAGTTCTATTTACAATTATGGGTGCGAAGTATGGTGGAGGAAATCTTACTGTAGCGGTTGGATCATTGATGAGACGCCAGACGAGATGGAGAGCGAGGGCATTAATGCCAGGTTTAAATGTTAGCTAAAATAAAATAATATAAAAAATTTAAAGGAGAGAAAAAAGAAAATGAATATTCTAAACCTCGATGAAGAAAAATATAAAGACATAGAAGTAAAGGGATCAAAGTTCAGAATACGGGCTATGTTTCCTAAAGATAAGATAATGATAAGCCAGAGAAGGATGAGATTACAGGATGGAAATCCTGTAAGCTCTCTTTCTGAAGATGATTTTTATTTTTTTGAAAGTATTGCTATCAATGATATCTGTATAGATAAAATGCCTAAAGACTTTAAATCAAACGAATCTTGCATGAACTGGATTGATAACGAACTTATTAACCTTGTTGCAAATGAAATACGCAAACATACCTCAGAACTTGAAGAGGCGTTAAAAAAAAATAGACCTATTGATGGAATCAACAAAGAATGATTATTTTATTGACGGATTTTTAATCCGTCATTTTAATATTTTTCCCGTTGGATTCGAAAAAGATAATTTATTTCCAGAACAGAAAATTTTCCTTATATGGTTAATGGGACAGATACCAGATCTGGATATATGGAAGCGTAATGTAGAGTATAAGACTAAGCTTGCCGAAATTCAAAGCCTTGATAAAATCGAATTAAATCAAACCGAAATTGATCTTGCCGCAATTCAGGAAAAACCTATTAAATTAGTTGAAAAAGAACAGCTATTTAATGAAAAGAAAAAAAGAATTCAAGAGCTTAATAAGAAATTCGGTATAGAAGATACCGAAGATGAGATAGAAAAAACAGTTGAAATAAAACCGGATATAAAAGATAATAATCCAAAGCGTATCTGGGATTTATTAACAGGTAAAGGACTGGTGAAATAAATGGATTATAATATAAATTTCAAGTATAAGAGTGGTGGCGGAACAGCTAGCTCCGGTATGGGTGCAATAGCCGGTATGCGTCAAAAAGCTATTCAAGCCAGTACAAAACAAGGTGCTGTTAATACATTACGCCCTGATGATAATGCCCGTAAGCTTATAGATACTAATATTAAACTCAGTACAAATATACTTAAACTTAATCAATCCGTTACCATGCTTAATGCAACTATAAAAAATCGTGGACTTGGTGGCGGAGGAGGCGGAGGGGGTGGTGTAGCTCCTGGGCCACAAGGAAATACAGGTTTAGGTAGTGTCGGTGCAGCTCTTGGCTATGTCGGTGTACCCGTAGCTTTAGCCGGTTTTGCTGTACAAAAAATAAATCAAATCGGTAATGCTTATATTGAAAAAGTCAGTCAGCAAAAAGGAACTGTAGGTGTAGGCGGATTCAGGACTGAAAGAGTGGGTGCTTATCTAGGACCTGAAGTAAGTGCAGCTTATAAAGCTCATAGAATGGCAGGCGGAAAATTCAATGGCGAACTTGACTCTATGGCTTTAAAAATGGGTACTATATATGGATTGGGAGCTGAAGAAGTAGGAGCGCAATCCGGAGCTATGTCAAGATTTGGCAAGTCGTATAGCGCAATAGCCGGAACAGGTGCTGCAGCCGGTATAGAAACTGAATTGCCTAAATTTATGCAGGCAATATCCGGAGAGCTTGAAGATGCTGTTAAAAACGGTGTAAATGCTTCAAACATGAGTAGTGATATAGGAGAAGAAGTTGCCAGATTAACTCAGAATACCAGAAATAATAGTGTTGAAATGGCTTTAAATATAATAGGTAAAACCAGAGCTTCTAAAGAAAGTGCTGCTAAAGGTCAGATAGGTGGCATGGAATCTTTAATGACATGGAAAGCCGGACAAACTAAATTAATGGAACAATTTGCTTCAGAAGATCGTGGTTCTTTAGTTAATAATTTGCAGAAACAAGGACTTATTACAGAAGATGAAGCTAAAAGAATGCGTACAGGTGATATAAATAAAGGTGGAGCAATTGATGAACAATTTATTCGTAATACCATAGGTCAGGGAGGATATTCAGCTCTTGTTAGAGATCAGATAACCGGTATGAGTGGAGCAGAATCAGCACGATTATCAATGAAAAAAAAAAAAAAAGTATGGGGTGGCGGAACTCAGGCTTTTAGACAATGGAATGCAATGTACCCATCTATGGGTGGGGATATGAGCCAAAACGAATTAATGACGGTTTGGAAAACGGCACAAGATCCTAAAAAATTTGATAAAAAAATGGGTGAAGAAAAATTACAAAAACAATTTGCAGCAGTTGAAGAAACAGCTCCCATGCTTGGAGTTCAAAAAGCTCAGATGATGGATGAACTGTTATATAAATATGGAAGTAGTTTTGCAAGCGCAAGTTTAAAAATGGAAAAAGAACTTATTAAATTAGCTGATACTATAGCCGGAACAGCTATACCAGTAATACAAAAAGCTTTTGGAGGGAAGATAGGTCAAGCTTCTAAAAAAGAATTAGAAGCTACAAAAAAAACAATGAAAGAAACTCCAACATGGACATGGGGAGATGATAATAGTCTTGGATTATAAAAGGAAATAAATAGATATGGCGACTAAAAATATAGTATCATATTCTAAAAACATGGTTAATAATCCTGGTAATATCAGGAAGACTGTATTTAATGCAGGCATAGAGGCAAGTCTTGAATATGCAGAGCCAAAAAAAAATAAAGCCCCTAAAATTCAGCTTTTATTCTCTCCTTTTGGATTACCTTTTGTACCTCTTGAAATCGTAGGATCAGATATTGGAGACATAATTTCAAGCTTGAATTGGACAAAAGATAGAACTAATCCAGGGGGGGTTTGTTCTATAACAATTACACCTGATGCAAAAACAATACAAGGTATAGTAGATCTTTTAAATAAATTTTCAGGAAATTATTATTCTAAATTATGGGGTGAATTAGGTGTAGATTTAGAAGATTTGTTTAAGCCTATGACTTTGTGTCAGCTTTGGATTGATGGCTATCATGTTATGACTGGTACAGTTGTATCATGTAATCGAGGTGCTGCCGTAACAAATGATTCTAAACAAGTTAATTATAATATTTCCATCAATGAACTTGGCTGTATTTATGATCTTAATGTGGTTAGTATGGACACTATTATATTTGATGGTTTAATGCCTAATGTTTCAGATAATGATAAAAAAGCTCTTGAATTAGTTTCTAATATTAAAGCAGTGCCTTTAGATGTGGGTATATCAGCCTTATGTCAGGCTTTTTTACTAACTCTTTTTTCTGGAGGTTTTTCAGCTAGTGATGGGCTTCCGATGTCATTGAGAATGCTTGCTACAAAGAATCCAATAGGTGCTTTATCCAATCTTTCATATGCTCAGAATATGATAGTAGATACAGCAATGTTTGAACTTGCAGGGGGGCAGTCTTTTTGGGGATTTCTGAAAAACTTCATACCTAATCCGTGGATGGAATTATATACAGAAAGTGGAGGCAGGACAATAGTTACAGATACTTTAGGAGTTCCTGCCATTTTGTTTCCAGGATTTAATTATGTCGTTGCACGATCAGTTCCATATTCTAATCCATTAATCGGAACAGTTAATCCTTTTCATTTAGCCAGTACCTTGCCATATGATTTGAATGCTTTAAATCTTATGCTTGGCGGAGATTTCATTATTATTACCGATGACGATATTGAAGACAAACAATTAGGTAATGATAGTTCTAATCAAAGTACAGTTTTCCATACCAGATATTCTGCAAATGGCGGAATGATGCCTATGGATAATGCTGATAAACCTATTCATAGTGTAGGTCCTTTAAATCCTCTGGCCAGCGGAGGCGTTAAAACTTTTGGCAATAGAGATATGTTTCAATCCATGAACTGCACTCATTTATTTAATCTTGGTATGGCTTCAAATTATGTTGAACGTATTGCAAAAAATAAGCTTGGATTTCCTTTAACCGTAATGTCTAAACCGGCTTTATCTAATCTTTTGGCTGTATGGTTTAGAAATCAAAGCCGATTCAGAGAAGGAGAAGTGACTACCAGATATATACCTTATGCCAGACCTGGTATGTATTGCCTTTATCTTCCTTCAATGTCCGGTAAAAAGCCGGAAAATTTAAGAGATATAGGTATTTATTATATTGATAGTTTAAGTCATTCATATTCTTTAAGTAATAATGATATTACTTTTAATACAAAACTTAATCTTATAAGAGGCGTACCTTTACCCACAACAATTGCTCAAACAGCATTATTATTATTTGATTATGAAATACTGCCTCCTGAAAGCGGTGTAGCCGGTGATGGAGAATACCGGATTTTATCAGCACTGAGAAGGACTATATAATGAACAGACAGAGAAAATTATCTAAAGTAAATGGTAAAGATACACATGTTAGAAGTCAGGAACGGGATTTATTTCAGCGTCAATCTGTAAAAACTTTTGAAATTAAAACCGGTGAAGTATTTTTAAATCAAATAGAGCCTGCTTTTAAGCAAAACGCAGTTACAGTCAATCTTTCAAAAGGTGGCAGAGCGGAAGGCGTTCCTATGCCTGGAGCTTTTATAGATCCTGTTACAGGTAATTTACATGGTAATTATGAAGGTTTTATACCTGGTCAAATGATAAGTCTTGGTTTTGTTGATGGTAATAGCGCAGCTCCAATTATTTTAAACAGATATCCTTATCAAGGCAAGGGTAATACTTTAACAGAATTATCTTTTATTACACCTATGTTTTTAGCCGGATATGATGCTACAGATATACTTACAGGACATTTTAGCGGATCTAAAATAGGTCTTTATACGGGTTTAAATCCTTTGGGAGGTCGATTGCCTGGAAGTATAGGTATTGA